TCTTCATTAAAATAGCTTCAGCAGATTGAATTAAATAATTAACTGCTTTATAAGGTTCTTCTGCATAAACCCTACGACCATCTAACCCTGGGATCCATCCATTAAGCTTAGCTGTATTCTGTGCTTTCTCAATTAAGGTTTCAAAGTTAGGTATCCCACTAATAAGTTTGTCTCTAATGAGTTTACCTTCCTTCTGATCACCCTTAATGATTGCAGCACACTTCCCTGCGCCTGCTCCAAAGATGATTGCGAAGAATAACGGCTTTGCAGTTGCTCGATCAACACCAGCGATATCTGCGTGACGTTGGTGAGCATCACCGTTAAGAACCGTATCAGTGTATCCTTCATCTTTGAGGTAATGTGCAAGTAACCTGATCTGATATGATGCACCATCAGCACTGATAATAACTTTGTCTTGAGGACATACAAATAACTCTCTGATTTCTTTACCATATACTGCATTCCCATTAGGTATATTAGCAATAACTTTATGTGAGTGACGTCCGGTAGCTGTACCTAAGTCCATCACATCGCCTCTTAGTCTTCCATCTCCGTTATCTTGTTCCATCCATCCTTGNAGNATACTACGTCTAGAACGTANAGTATAGTANTCAGCAATCATATCAGCATGAGGATGACCGATAGCCTTAATGTCTTTATCATTAAGCTTAGGCCCAGTCTTAATAAAGTCATTACCAATACGTTTCCAATTCCATTCAGTCCATACAATACCTAGTTTTTCTAGATAAGACTTAACAGAATCTTGTTGACCCATACCTGCAGGAATAATTTGTTTACGTTGAAACTCAGTTCCAGCAGCCATAGGCGGCTCTGCTTTAAGGGCATCTTCAGGTGATACAGGTGTACCTAAGTACTCTGAGATTACTCTTGCTGATACAGCAGTATACTCACCATTCTTTTTGTATTGAGGTTTCTTAGGTTCTTTATCAATTATTTTTTCAATATCACCTAGATGAGGCTCAATAGCATCTTCCATTGTCTTCATCTTATTAGTGATTTCAGTAATTAAATTAGAACACTTATTGAAATCAAACAGCCATCCATTATCTGTTTGTTCAGATACATATTGAGCCATATCATGTTCCATACGTAATGCTAAAGCATACTTAGGATACTTATCAATCCAAGTCTTAGCTTCATGCATAACATACTTATAGACTTCTTCGTTTACTACACAGTCTTGTTTACAATACTCAAGCATATCAGTGCTATACTCATTGAACTCATGAAAGTCTGTCTTAGGTTGCTTAAGGAATTCACCCCATGCTGCTAGAGAGTGCTTACGATTAAGCCTTTTGTTAGGCCAGTTATTCATTCGAGATACAATAAGAGTATCTACTATCTTAATACTCTTAGGTACTTCATANCCTAATACTTTCTTTAATGCAGGGATATCATATCGTACACCATTGTGTGCTATAAGAGTTGTTACATTATCTTCAATCCATTCGGGCATATCAGATAAAGAAGGATATGAAGGGTCATCATCAGTAAATACAGTGAATTCATCTGTACCTACTTTCTTAAATACAACCATCCATATATGTGTAATAGTATTAAGAAGCCCATTGGCTTCAATGTCAAATATGTATTTAGACATTAAGTTTCTCCTTGAGTTTGTCACTCATCTTTTGAAGCTAATAAGCGATTCATAATTTCAGCATCATCCTGTAAACCAGTAGTATGCTTCATTAATAAATAGATAATACCTTGTTCAATAATAGTATTAGCTTCTTCTTCATTTACATTTTGTAAATCAAATGTAACTACATTAGTCTCATCATCATAAGACGCTATGTCTAGTATCTGTAACATTTAAATCCTCCGTTCTGTAATACTTGTTCATATGTATCCCATAGTTTATTTAATCTCCTTTCATTTAACTTATGTAAACCTAAAAGAATATTCATAGTTTCATCTTCATTCATATCATCTATGCTTTCATAGATTAATTTAATATCATCAGATGTTTGCCATGCTTTCATAATAGCTTCTTCTAAATCAAAACGATCTATTAGTTTATTAGTATCTAAATTGTAATGTAATTCATTACTTATCATAATATTTACTCCTTACTTTTGTAAATCAAACTCAAAGTTTTCATCTAGCTCTAACCAAATAGCATCTTCAATTGTTTGAAGTATATGCTCATCACTTGGATTATCAGTATATTTTTGAGATCTAGTATATCCTATACATATACCTTGATGTATACAATCTTCAAGTATCTTTCGTGTCTTTGGTTTCATCTAATTCCAACTCCTGTGTCTGCTTAACCAATCCATCTAATGCTTTCATCTGTTTCATTCTTGATTCACATTCTTCAAGAGTACCTTCACAGATAAAGTTCTTTGCAATGCCATTGTAGTTAGTGTCCACATGAGAATACAACGTCCACTTCTCATCGTCGATTGAAGACTCTATAGTGTACTTAATTCTTTTCATGAGTTCTTCGTAAATCTTTTTCTTCTTTGCTCGTAAGCGTTCTACTTCTTCGCTCATGTGTCTCTTCCTCGCTTATTTTGCGTGATTAATTTCCGCTTTTTATGCGCATAAAAGGTTAACTCTTTCCACTTTTTCGCACATAAAATTTGCGATACGTTAAGTTTATGTATAAGGTTTATCATCAAAAGAAGGCTCAAAGTAGCTTTTTACTAGCTTATAAAGATCACTATCTTGTTTTACTTCAAAGCCATCTTCATCATATATCTCGTTGATAGTAGTGTAGTCAGGTTCTTCAGGGTAGTTTCTTTCTTCAACATAGTATACATCGAACTCTAAAGTTACTTTCCCTATCATATGTTTCATCATAATATTTCTCCTACGATTTTAATAGAGCAGTTTTAAGTCATGCTCAGGACTATGTATTACTTGTATTCGTTTGCTGTAGCGTAAAGCTCTTCAACAAGACTAAGTGCTTGATTAATATCTGTAAATACTTCTCTAGCATTTTGATAGTCGCCATCTGCATCACGACCAGAGTACTCTACATACCCACCGTTAGATGCAAAGTTAATTTGTACGTATGATACATCATTAGTTATCTTCATTTAATATTTCCTTTGTATAACGGATTTCTAATTCAAGTTGAATAAGTTTGTCTTCTAATTTCAACATCTTATTTCTCTTATGATTAACAGATGCCTTAAGTAATTTTAAATATAATTTCTTAAGTTTATCCTGCATAGTATGCTTTTACTTCTTGTAGTGCTTCTTCTTTAATGTCATTAAGGCAACCCTCAATATCTTCAAAGACCGACTGAAGATACGAATAAGAATCCGCATCCCCAGTCTTAGCAAGAAGATTAGCAACATGCAGGCGTTGATTACTGACTTGGCGTAAGAGAAATTCAATAGATGTCTCTACAACGTGTTGTCTGTTAATCTTACCTGATGAATGCTGTTCTTCAGTCATCGTCTTTCATATCCTTAAATAATGCTTCAATGTCTTCTTCACTTTCAAGCTCTACTGCTTCTCTAAGTGAGAAACAAATACAAGGTTCAGTGTCGATCCATGAAGCTACTTCAGCAAATCCTTTCGCCATAATGTAGAAAGGAAATGCTATAAACTCTCTCATAAGTATTCCTTAGAATGTTGGTTCATCTGTTTCAACATCAAAGTCTACTGACTCTCCATTAGAGTAAGGAACAAGGTCTGTAATCTGAAGAGCACTAAGCATTGCTGCTGTACCTGAACGACCACCCACCTTATACTCATAGGAAAACACTTTGATATTGCCTTTAGAACCATTGCCAATAGGTTCTTTTAGTTCTGCCTTAGCAGCATCCAGTACTTTTGGACCTTCCATAGGCTCTCCTTTAGCGTTAGTAGTTTTACGCTTGACATTACCAAAGAAGTAACCGTCATCATGCTTCTTAAGGTTAATACCTAGATCAGCAAGTTCTTTTACTTTGTCTTCATCTGCTGTACGTACTTGGATGTCATAAATCTCAGTACCAAATGGTGAATGAGGCTTATAAACATTTGCCCAGTGGATTTCAAGATCACGTACGATAGCTACTTTAGAATCAGATTTAGCCATTAATATTCTCCTCAATAATAAAAATAACCCGATCAATACTGTCCTTAGTACTAATCGGGTTTATAAAATGGAACTTTTGGTGTTCCCTTAACCATGCGTCTAACGTTTAAAGCTACGCTCAAAGATAGCTTCAGTATCATAGACACTACCATTCTCCTGAAGCTTATAGTCTTCATAGACTGCAACAACTTCACGGTAGAATTCTTGTTGAGCACCTGCAAGAGCACCCATAACAGACTCAAGATCAGCATACCTAACTGGATGATCTTGGTTTACTAACATTTGATGAATCATCTCAGCAATTAAGTACTGTAATTCACCACCATTAATAGGTACAGGTATACCTAAATGCTCGAAGTGATTTCGAGAGTTTATATTAACGTAAGGCATCTACAATATCCTTGAAGTGCTTCTTNTGAGTACGGATAGTAGCTTCAGGACCNAACATCCTTTGAATAATGCTACCAAGCGTAATGTATTTAACTAAGTAGTTATACTTCTGAGAGTCAGGACGATAACCAAAGCGATGATGTGGTTTGTCCTTCCAGTCTTCTATGATATCATTAAACAATGGATCATAAGAGTATTTAGCTGATTTAGTTTCATACGTCATAACAGGCTTATGACCTGCTTTAATACGTAATTCATTTTGTTTCTCATTATTACAATGACCAATAAACATTAAGAACATATTGTTTCTCCTTAGAAATAAGATATAGCCGCATCAACAGCTTCTTCAAGATCAGTATAGATCTCAGTAGAGAAGTTGTAGATAAACGGATGTTTAAAGTGACCTTCATCCATCAATGTTATGATAACACGACGATCACGTTGTGCTAATGCCATCTCAGCTACAGTACCCCAACCTTTACCTGGGATACTATCCTGGAGATTACATAGCAACACTTTAGACCTAGAGATATCTTCTAAGTCTTGTTGGACAATACGATTACGAACATTCGCATCATCAAACCTATCATGTAAGAGTCCTCTACGAGTAGGATCTAGGACAGGAATACCTGCCCTTTCAAACATATCTGCAGCAGTTAAACGCCATGTTAGCATAGCTTTAGGATCACATTGCTCCATTTTACCTGCTAAGTAGACATGATTACGTTTACTCATCTTCATCCTCCTCTTCTTCCATAGCCGTAAGAAGCTTATGCACTAGATTATCAGTATAATCTTCAAAGACCCTATAATCAGGATAATCCATTAACATAATAATACCTTGGCGATATCCATATAGCATAGTATTAAAACGGATTTCCCATTTATCACTATAGCTATCATACTTAAATGAATGTTCAGTATTATGTTCAGCTAAAGCTCTTAATATTTCTTTACGAATATAATCTTTAGCATTACCTAGTTGAGTTGGGTTATTTAGTTCCATTATGTTTCTCCTCATTAATGGCATCAATAGCACAGAAAGCATAGCCAGCTATGTCCATAATACTATCAATGTGTTGTGGTGTAGACACTAAACGTGCTACTTTAATTAACACCATCATAATCATAGTATCTTCAGGTTGAAGATCATTACGGTTAGGATGATGTTTAAGATAAGCATTGATTAAATCAGATGCTATCCCATGATTGTGCCTTGGAGTACCGTAGTCATCACCACGGCTTTCCAAGACAGCTTTCATTTGATCTATGGCTTCAAAGCGAGTCATAGAATCTTTTACTGCTGTCATTGTTTACCTCATTGCAATTAAAGGTAGTACCCATAAGACAGTAATAAGAATAATTAAGTTAAAGAAGTATTCAGTAGCTTCCACTAATCATCCTCATCATCATCTATGGCTATCCACCATATACACATAACTAAAGCTACAACAGCTATTAGTCCCCATTGAGTACTAAGATTAGCTAGATGTTCACTCATAGTGTAGCAACCTCAGCTTCATCCCAGAACTCTTCAACATTATCAGGTCCATAGGTTTTACTATAGACTTGATCATATTTACCTTCTTTAGCTAGCTTAATAGCCTCTTCATATGAATTAGCTTTAACAATATAGTCATGACGACCATGTTCAGTCCAAATTACAGGAACATTTACTTCATACTCAGTCATCATCATACTCCTCATCAGCACCCCAAGCATCTAGCCTATCTAGATAATCTTGGTATACCCATTCAGCTTTTTCTTCAGGTGTTTCTTCTAAGTCATAACCTAAGATCTCACCATTAGAATTATACACTGGAATTTTACCCATTGCTAAGCTCCTCTACATGAGCATAAGGATTTTGTAATGTTTGTTTATCAGCTTGAAGTTCAATCTTTTCTAATGAACATTCAATACGATATCTAACATCTTCTAATTCAGATACAGCCTTATCTAAATCATCTGATTCATAATCACCTGTATCATGTAGCTGCCAGTAAGCCATATCAAGATGACGATAGGTATCTTCAAGGGCTTTCTGTACTCTATACAATTTAGACTCTTCCATTATAGTTCTCCATGTATTTCAAGATCAAAGTCATCATCATCTTCATCAAGTAAACACTCTATGTCAGACATAAACATATTAGTTAGTTCATCACATAGAGCATCATGTACTTGATTACGAGTTAAACCTTCCCATGGTTTAACACCATAAGACTCTCTAATGCTATCCCAATCAAATTGATCATAGATATCATCAAGATCAGCTGAATAACATACTTTACGAACTACTTCTATACGCATAACATTTCTCCTTTAGATTTAAGATAAGCAGTTTAAGGACATGCTTAGGTCCGAGGGAATCCTCTGTAGACACCTTAGAAATCTACAGTAGCTTCGGGATTATATTCTACAAGATCAGTTACTTGTAGTGCAATGAAGATAGTAGAGATACCACTCCTAGCACCTTTAGTCCAAGCATACTGATACACTTTAACCTTACCTTTAGAACCATTACCTACGATGGATGGTTCAACAGGCTCTTTAGCAGAGTCTAGTACTTTAGGTGATTCATAAGTCTTACCTGTAGGACTAGTAGCCCACCGCTTAAGGTTAACATAGTACTCAAGACCATCTGGAGTCTCTTTAGACTTAACATTTAAGTCCTGAGAAGTCCAAGTCTCAGCTACATTAGTATCTGTAGTAACAATCTGAACCTCCCAAGCATCACCAGACCCAAATGGATTTACTGGCTTAGCAAGTTTAGCCCAACGGAACTCACAGTTATTAATGATACGAGTTACTGTATTTGACATGATAGTTCTCCTTTAGTTAATCATGTTTAATAGTGTACCCCTTAGGATACTTAGTGTCTGAATGACACCCCTAAGAAGACTCTAAGAGTCCTCTTTAGGCTGCCCTCCAAAGGTTACTGGTCCTCTGTATAGAGTATCATAGAATACATCACACATATTCATTAAATAAATAGGAGATGTATAAGGTAGAGAAGAAATAAATTCTTCCATTAGTGTCTCAAGGATGTCTAAAGAGTATACAGGATAGTAATTATCTTTATAGTCCATGAGAAGGTTATAAGTATTGGTGTCCATAAAGTATCCTTAATCTTTAATCTTTAATACATACTCTTTAATAACTTCATCTATCTTCCCTTGAGATATACCATCATAGTACTGTTCACAGACATCAAAGATAAGATCAGAGTATCTATTCTGTAACCTGAGAATGTCCTCATGATAACTCTTAAGTAGTATATCACACCTATTAGTCATCGAAGTAAGATTGGTAGTAGAACTCATAG